ATCATGGACTGAAGCACAGCATAGCCTTCTTCGCTACCTAATTCCTTAGCCACTCTAGCAAGTTCCCTGGCTTGTGTCAAGTCATCAATTGCTGTCCTGGTAGCCTTGATTGCTGAGGCCAGTACCTCTGGAGGCAGTAGCTCTTGGACCTTCTTGTTAAGCAGGGCTTCGACAGCCACATCTTCAGGGATAGTACGCTGTCCTTCCTCAGTAATTTCTTGGAAAGTCTTACCAGTTTGTCTTTCGTATCTAAACCGCCCCTGTAAGGCCCCATAGACCTGCTGGAGGGCTTCCTGATCCCCTTCGGTCTTCGACACTAGGACTTTTACATTAGCGTCCTTGAAGGGATTATTAGGGTCTATCATCTTGGCAAACTGCTCAGGCCGAATATTGGCAAACCTAGTGGCAGAAGTCTTAAGGTAGTCCCTATAGTCACCAGTCTTAAACGCAAGCTGATCAGCCTCAGCCATAGCCTTGCCAACAGATACCTCTGAACCGCCCTCTACTATTGCCTTATTTAGAGGCGTAGCTGCTGCCTCAGCTTCATCCATAAACTTAATAGGTGAAGGAGGTGCCTGGAAGATTGGCTTGTCTAGCTTATTAAAATCGTATAGCAGCCGTTGTTCAGCCTGAGTAACCATCTCCCCAGCATTGATGCGTGACTGAATCTCAAAAGCCTTAACAGCATCGTCCGTCAGTGGAGGAATCTGGTTTTCAAAGTCACGAAGGAATCTCTGCTCTGCGGGTGTAACAGCATCACCTACCTCAATCCTTCGCTGGATATCTAGTAGTTGATTAAACTGCTGCTGAGAGATAACTGGAGCTACTTCTTGAGTAGTCTCTGTTGCTGCTTCTTCTGCTGTCCGAACAGCACCAGTAGATGGTTCGACTGCTGCAATCTTAGATGCTTCGCTTTTACCTACCAGCTTACCAAGACCAGCACCAAGGGCTGCACCAAAGCCAGTACCAATCGCTATGTTCTTAATCCTAGAATCACCAAACTCATCTTCGTAGGTAGGTTCTAATCCACCAGCAACAGCACCAACAGTTGCTCCTTGCTTTACAAACTGCGACATTGTCCGAGCACGAGCAAGAGGAATTAAGTTAGTTGGATCAGCAATTGAACCAGCTAATACACCAGTGACAGCAGCACCAGTGTTTGTCTCCATCATGGTGCGGAACTCTTGTTCTTTCTCTAGGTCTGTCTGATAACCAAAAGCACGATTATAAAAATCTAAATCGTTACCAAACAACTGAGATAAGCCACGCAGAGTAGAGGTTACTCCACGCTCGAATCCCCGACCTAAAGTTTCTAGTGTGCCGTACTCTTCTCCAGCTAATAGTTTTAACGCAGGAGTAGAAACCTTATCCCAGTCTTTAGCTACAATTGCTTCTAGGTCAGAAGTAGAAAACTTATTCCAATCGACTTGTTTTTTCTCAGCCATTATTTTCCAATCAGGCGTTGAGGTATTTTCCCAGACCGATAATATTCTTGTAGTTCAGTTCTAGACATTTCGTTAATTTGTGCCTGACTGGCTGGAGCATTACGGACAGTGGTTGCAACCATTTCACCATCTGGTCCCATTTCATATTCTACTTCTCCAGCCCTGCTTTGACGACTTGCTCTGGCTTCAGCTTCTCTACGCCGTTTTAATGCATCTGCTGCACTTTCTCCTGGTTGACCAGCAGCAGCCCCAGCAGCAGGTGTAGTACCACCAAGATTAATAGTTTTAACATCATTAGGATTAGACTTATTGATAGCTAAGACTCCGCTAACATTTCCTAATGCATCCCTAATCGGAGTAAAGTTAAACTTATCAGCAGCCATATTAGCAATTCGTGCTTCAATCTCTCTAACCTGAGCATCAGTAATTTTATTCTGACGCAGTAAAGTTGGAAGTTCAATTTTAGTAAACTTATCTTTATTAAATGCAAGTGTTTCTTCTGCGACACCTACTTGACGCTCTGATACACCTGCCTGTCGTTCACTGATATCAAGTTGACGCTGACGGAAACCAGTCTCGAGTTCTTGCTGTCTGCGTGCGGCAGCTTGTTGTGCTACTCCTACAGCCTCATTAGAATATCCTATTGCAGCTAGTTCTCGTGCAATATTACCAAGCACTGAACTACTAGTCAAATCTTCATTTTGATATTTAGACAATACAGACTGAATATCAGCAGCCTTCTTTAGCATTGGGTCTTGAGCGCCCATAAGCGTATTAATTCCTTCAGCAGCTTGTCTACCGAAGCGACTACCAGCACGATACAAAGGAGCGAATACACCAAACTCTCCTCCAGAAGCAGCAATCTCTCGTTCTGCTTGTTGCCTACGAAGTTCCTGTATATCCGCTACAGAAGGACCAAATAAAGATTGGATAGCCATGTCTATTCCTTATTATTAAAACCCGCCAAAATAACTAGCAGCATCTTCCGCACTCATCCCAGGAGCACCTCCAGGATAACCAAACCCACTAACATTAACTCCTGGTGCAGTGCGTCCACCCATTAGTCTATCAAAGAGTTGGTTATAATTAATCCGTGATGCGCTTTCTGCCATCAATGATGGACCAACTAAAGCCCCTTGAAGTTGTGTTCTTGCAGCGCCTAACCCACCAGCAAGTAACGACTCACCTGCCCTAGCACCAGCAGTGGCTGTACGACCACCAAGTTGAGCACCGATATCAAGCGGTTGTTGTGCAGCTTGCTCAAGCAATTGAGATAATCCAAACTGAGTCTGGAATGGGGCAAGAGCCTGAACAGGCATCTGATAGCTAGTGCCATATAAATTAGCACCAGTACCAAACAAGCCAGCACCAAAACCAAGTCGCTGTTGAGCAGCTTGTTCAGCCTGAGCAGCCAATCTTAGGTCTTGCTCTCTACGAGCCTGAGCCAAGGCAAATAGTTCTGGCTGTCCTGTAGCGCCCACATTTAGACCAGCACGACCACGACCAAAAGCACCTGCTCCAAGCCTTGCCTCTTCACGCATCCTGCTAGGCTCTAACAATGCCTGCTGTTCTCGCATAAATCGATTTCTAGCGGCTTCTGGAGACTCGGCTAGGTACTGCTCACCCAATCCAAACAAACGCCTTCCAGCGGCTTGTAGAGGCATTGCTGCGGCTTGTGCTTCTTCAGCCTGTCCCAGACTTGTACCGTACAGAGCAGATAGTCTATCCTGCAATGCACGAATCTCAGGAGAGGCGGTATAGCCAGCCCCAGATAACCGACCACCATCAAAGGTAAACTGAGAAGTACCGAACCTAGTCGATACTCCTACTGGCCTGAATCTCTGCTCTTCAGCCGCTATCCGAGCAGCCTCTAACTGAGCATCTGCAGATGTTCGTGCTGCTCTTTCAGCAGACCTTCCTGCCATTGATGAGCCAATTAAACTTGCTCCTGATGCAATAAGTGCTGCTTCAACGCCCATGATTATCTCCAAACATAAATATCGTAGTCACTTTGGTCCTTGCCTTTAATTGATGTTAAATACTTAAACTTAAACATCTTTAAAAACTTTTCATGTTTTGAATCGTTTGGAGTGTGTAAGGCATAAAGTTCTCTATCCCACTCTTTAGTTAAAACATCAAAAGACTTTAATAAGTTTTGTTTTACTTTCTTATTCCAACTACCTAAAACATCACAATGTATAAAAACAATTCCTTCGTTATCTTCTAAATAAATAATAAAGTCATCTGTAGCACAATGCATAGTACGGCGGGAGGTTTGCATTAGTGCCAGATGAGCCTGTAGAACTGTTTGCTACTGTAATACCAGTAGTTGCAGAACTCATGGTCAATTGAGTAAATGTTTCACCACCGTTAGTTAACCCAGCCGTTCCGCTAGCACCTGAGTTATACACCTGTCGATTAGTTGGTGATAAGGTATGAGTATGACCAGGGTCAGTTACAGTAGCTGTGTGAGTGTGGCTTACAACAATTGCATCAGCAGAACCGCCAGTAGCGTCTACAGCGTAAGTAGAACCAGCACCTACAATGAATCGATTACGCAGATCTGGAGTACTGTTAGAACCATTACACAGAACCCAACCAGTAGGAATAGATGCTACAGAACCAGACCAGAGAACAATCGTACCAGCAGGCAGAGCAGCACTAATTTCAGCAGCTACTACAGTCTTAACAAATGCTGTAGAAGCAATCTGAGTATTATTAGTAGTAGAAGACGCAGTAGGTGTTAGCGGAGTACCAGTAAAGGTAGGACTGTTCGTATCTGCCTTTGATGAGATAGCCGAGGCAATAGCATTATATTCGGTATCAATCTCAGTGCCTTTGATAATCTTACCAGCGTTACCGCTAGGCAGGGCATCTTTAGCCGCAAAGTTAGTGGCTTTGGTATAATTACTCATACTGTTTTTCCTTGTTTAATATACACATCAATACGCTGGATTGAAATTGGGTTACCATTAATCTCTGCCTCTAGGCCGATCTGTATGACAGCACCTGTGCCGCCAGCCTGAATCTTAAACTTGTCCAGTACAATACCATCTGAGAATTCAGCAATATTGTATTCACCTATATTATACTCGTAAGCAATGGCTGTGTCAAGTTTTTTCGTAAAAGCAAAGAAATTTTCTGTGTAATCAAAACCCCACTTTACAGCCACATCTTGGTTAGAACCACCAATGACCACAAAGCCAATCTGCTTCATAATCTTCTCCTTGGTGGGAGCATCAAAGTCAAAGTAGTTGGTATAATAAGTGAACCGATAGTTAGTACCATTATCTGTATGACCAAAGTATTTACCAATATACCCAGGTTTGCCAATATACAAGTCTTTAGTATTAGTAACCAAGAAGGACCGAGGCTCTATGTTTGTCCATGTAGTCACTCTAGCTGACGCATCCTGTAACGGTGCTCTCATGTCAAAACAGTAGACAAACTTAGTGGTAGGCAAAGCAAGCAGATAGAAGGCATCTCGCTCATAGTAAACAGACTTAATATTAGCCGCTGTCTCAGAAGCCACATTACTCATTAGGTCATCACGAACATTCTTAGAGATGTCCCGCATAGGCAAAGACTTTTCTTGGATGACTCGCTGAAGACTACGAACACCAGCATCAGACAGGAATATAATATCTGTACCAGTATTCTGTACAGAATCTCTAGCTACACAACCCACATTAGGAATGTAGTCTTGAAGTGTCAGAAGAGTGACATCAATCGGGTTGGAGTAGATAGCAATGTTGTTGCGACCAAAGACAATTAAGAATCCGTTGTGCGCTGCAAGAGCAACTATCTTGTCCGTATTAGGAAACACAGCGTTTAAGGATATAGACCCTGAGTCACCACCTTGGAAGTCAGAACCGTCCAGCAAGCGGCTAAAATAGATTGTCTGTGGGTCGCCAGCAATGTCTGCTAGCCAGATACGTCCATAGGCTGCAAGGGCGCAGTTAGGGCTAAAATCAGCCACAGAGTAACCTAGCGGGATAGTACCTATATCACCTAATCTCTGAAAGCCATAAGAGCCAGCATGTGAGTGTGGATTAATAATTGTCGTTACAGTGCTGGTCAAAGAGTTACCAGCACTATATCCTGCGCCGCCAGTCGTGATAGTCACAGTAGCCACACCAGTACCAGACAAGGTAGCTACAGTAACCGTAGCAGCAGTTGTACCACCAGACAGTGTCAGTATATCGCCTACATTATATCCACTACCAGCCGCTGTAACAGACAGAGCAGTGATAACTCCACTAGAGACAGTGGTGACTGAAAATGTAGCGCCAGTGCCTGGAGTAGGCATACGATGATATGTCAGCGTTGGATGTCCAGACTGTGCTAAGTAAGCGTGAGGCTCTGCATCGGTTCCATCGCCGTAAGGTAGAGCAGCAGCTTGCCAGTTGTTATCAGTAATGGTGTAGGTTATATTAGCACTATTAGCCTGATTACGAACATTAGCCGTAGTCATCGTGGTAGTGCCAGTAAATAACTTGTTATTACCTGCGCTTAGGAACTGACTAGAACCATTATCTGTCAATTCAAACATGAACTGCACAGGATTGGCAGCACCAAGGTCAGTATTGACAGCACTGTTTACTGGTGTCCAGCCTCTACGAGCACCAATACGACCATAGCGGTCAATGACGCAGTTGTTAGCCTCAAGCGCAAAGCCTGAAGACAACGATACTGCTGACTCTTGGATGTTTAGTCCAAAGAATCCTGGTGCAGCAATTGAGGCAGTTTGTGTAGGTTGAGCCATTAAACTGGATCCCAGAGGAATTCGTCAGGATACTTATTACCTTCAATGGAGATGTGGTCTGCCAGACTGGTCTGGTACAACTGATATGCTTCTGAGCTACGCAGTCCACCGTCTTCACCACGCTCTGCCAGTGCTTTGGCATAGGCTAGAAAGATGACAGGTTCAGCAGGAACTTTAATCTGGTCAGCGTTAGCAGATAATTCAGCCTGTGGTTTAATCAGGTTAAAGTTAATTGTGTAGGCCCCGTCAGGTATAGGATACAAGTCTACCTGTGTGTCGCCATTAGAGTCTACGCCGTTAAAGTTAAAATAGCGTGGAGCAGACTTCTCAGGTACGTCTACCAGGAACCACTCATCCATCTCCATAGTAGAGGCATTATTTAGGAACCAGTTACTAGTGTCATTAATTACATCAAAGACACGGAACCGAATACCTGAGCCAGTCAGTACATAGTTAAATAAATCTGTTGATGTAGCAACAGTGATAGTCTCTGACAGAGCGTTCCAGTTATATGCGTCTTCTACCTGCCGCTTGGCATCATTAACAAACTTACCAATCAGCTTGGAGTAGGATGTATCAGTAACAGATGTAACCTCATTCTCACGCAGACGAATAAGTACATCGTTGACAAGTTGGAGATAAGTCTTGTTAGCCATTTAGCAATCCCATTTTCTTAATGCTAGTGCCTTCCTAGTTGGTCTGCCCTTCTCGTCCTTCATAGGCCCAGGCATACCGCCCATACGAGCGCAGAAAGACTTCCTAC